GCCTTTTGCACCAAATTTTATTGTGGGCCCTATTAATTTAAGACCTCCAACAAAAGTTGTCCCTTCTGCACCAAATTTTAATTTGTTTCTTAGTAAAGCTGCTGCTCTTTCTTTACCCGTTAAACCCTCTAAATTTTCTAATGATGTGTTGTATAATAAATTTTGAACAGCGTTACCGTCTTGTTTTCCAAATATTTCACCAATACTTTGTTGATCTGAAGTTGATACCACAGCATCTCCAATACCTGCTGGTAACATATAATAACCACCAAACTTTGCTAAATTTTTACCGCCCTCTGATAACGCTAATTTTTTAGCTGCTTTCTCTGCAAGTTTTGTTTTAATAGCTTTGCCTGCTATCTTTTTTGTAATCTTTTGTGCAACAGCAAAACCTGTACCATACTGTGTAAGTAGAGATGTAAATCTAGCTAGTGTACCTGCATCGCCGTTATAGATCTCATTTATGTCCACACCTTCAAAAGCTTTTTCAACATTGTCCAGTATTTCTGTGTCTAAATATAAATCCGATAATGATGCTACTAATTCTGATGTTCCTTTAATAGCTTCTGCTAAACCTACAGTTGGACCAAGAATTGCTTGTCCAGGTATAGACTCAACTATTTTTTGTCTTGCTTCATCACCAGCTTTATCTTTTCTATATAAAGAATCGTATGTGCCTTTACCTAGAAAATTATAGTCTTGATAACGTAGTTGATCCTTATCAGCTAACTCTATGCCATCTTTATAAAATCTACCTTTATCTATATAATCTGAAAAACCTTTATCTCTGTATTCAGTTAAAAAATTTTCAATTACTATTGGTGTTTCTTTAAAAATATTTTTATATCTAGAAACATCTTCTTGAATTTCTAAAGGTAGATCTCCTATAATATCTTCAAACTTTTCATCTAAAACTACATCAGAGCCAAGTTGTAAAGATGGATCTTCTTTACCATAAATGCCTACGGCTAATTTTTCAAAAAGATTTCTATCCTCTGGCTCTTTCCCTCTAGCCTGTTTTAAGAAAGGTGCTGATTGATACTCTGCCATGGGTCTCCTACTGGTTTCCGACCGGCAATACTAGCTCAACATTATATTTTTGATTGAACGATTCTACGTCTGATTGATCGGATATATTTGCGAAGTCTGCGAAAGCTTCTTGATTGTATGCAATTAATCTTACTACATCGTCTGGTATTTCTTTTGGTAATCTTCTTCTTAAAGCATTGTACATGTCCTCTTCACCCATGCTTCGTGCTTGGTTTGGATCTTCTAATGCAGGAGCTGCAGTCATTAATGTATCTAATTGTGTATCTTGCACAGCTTCTTGTGGTTTTGGTTCTGGCATGACCATATCTGGATTAGGTGTTCCTTCTTGAAAGTCTCTTCTATTTGGTAATCCACCCATTGCATTTCCAGAAAAAAGTGTAGACTGATCCATTAAAAGAAGTTCTGCTAAATTTTGTATTGCTTTTTTCTTTTGTTGTTCATCTAATTTTACATCTGAAATTGATTTTCCGGCCTCTTGTCTTTCAATTTCAAGAGTTGCTCGTTGAATTGCTTGACCAGGAGTTAAATCACCTACAGCTATTTTTCTTAAATCAAAATATTGTGTTCTTTCTCGAGGAGGTATTGCGTCTACAGAACCACCATATTTTGAAAGTATTTCAGCTGCTTCTTTAGATGCATTTAATTTTAATTCAGTGGCTGTTTTTTTGTTTCTTTGTATACTAAGTTGTTCTAAAGATATTTTATCTTTTAATTCTCCTTCTTTCATTTTAAGATCTATTTGAGGTAATTTAGTTAAAGCACCTAATAATTCATTACTGCCTCCTATATTCGAAAGAATTCTTAACACATCTCTTGGTTTTTTAATTGTTTTAATATCTTCTATTTGACTTCCTAAAACTTGAAAAGGTAAAGCAGCTCTAATACCACCTAAAGCTTTTTCTCTTAATTGCTGTGTTTCTTTAAATAAATCTTCTATAGATGGGTTTTGAAAATTTTCTCTGTTACCAACTTGTTTTCCTTTGATGACTCCGCCACCAAGTCTAAACATCGGTCTTGTCATTACTTTGTAATTCATTATCCTAATCCAAATAGTTTACCTAAACCAAATGCTCCTATACCAGCTGTTAGTGCACTACCGATTGGACTTGGCGATGCTGCAGGTACACCACTTTGTGTAGTTACAGTTCCTGCACCTGGTGTAAGACCAGTGATACCTTGTCCTAATCTTGCTAATCTATCTATTGCTTCAAACTGTTGTAGTCTGTTAGCTTGTCTAGTTGCATCTTCTTGAGCTTGTCTAAATCCAAAATCTGATTGTGCTAATCCTTGACCTAAACCTAACGCTTGTTGTTGTAGACTAGGCACAGTTGTGGCTAAACCTAATTGTTGATTAGCTAAACCAGATGTTAATCCTGCAAGTTGTCCTTGTTGACCAAACGCTTGCGCTGCTAATTGATTAGCTTGTGTAAAACCAGCTTGATTTAATTGTGCTTGTAACAAAGCTCTGTCCATATCAGATTTTCTTTGATACTCAGCTGTTTGAATTCCTGCTCTGCCAGAACCTAGGACTCCTAATTTTGCTTGTTGATCTTTAATCGCTTGTTCTCTAACAGCAGCTTGTTCATCAAACTGTGCAAGTGTAGCATCTCTTACCGCTGTTTGATATGGAGATTCAAAAGCTTGAAAAGCTGTTGGTCCTGTTCTACCAGCTGCAGCTGTTATGAAAGGTTGTACATCACCTAATGTTGCTTGTGCTGTATCTAAAAAAGGTTGAAAACTTGCAACACCTGTTCCTGTTACACCCGTGACCTGACCTTGATCACCAAATTGTAATTGTCCTAATCCTGCTTGTGTAGCCTGTTGTTGCTGTACTGCTTGATCTAATGCAGTTCTACCTACAACGTTAGGTGCAAATTGAGATGTATCAAGTGGTGTTTCAACTTGATCACGTAATGAAGTTAAATAGGCTTTTTGCGCTTCTTCTATTATTGGAGACGGACGTGTTATTTGAGTTTGTTCAGCCATTATGTCATTCTCCCCATTGATTCTAATTGTTTCATTGTGTTGTACATCTTTTGAGCTCCTTTTTGGACACTACCACCACCTGCTGCTCTTACAGCATCAGCAGTAAATACGAATTCATTTTTGCTAAGTCTAGCAGGCACGTCATCGGCTTTCTCTTTTGCGCCATATGGCATGAAGCCTCCAGTATAACGCATATCTGCTTCAATTGGAAGCCCTCCAAGACCACTTTCTTCTTTTGTTGGCATAGTGCCAAGAGCGTAGTTTGATCTCATGAGACCACCTTTTTTAGCTTGTGTCTTGCTCATCAATGTCATCATCATGTCCTTGTATGTATCAAAATCTGTTCCTGGAGGTATCTCTCCATTTTTTAATGCTTCGATAAACATCTGACGTAAAATATCTACATCAACTGCCTCTGCCATTTTACCCACGTTTGGTTTAACACTATCTATTACAGGAAATTCTAAACCACTATCTTCAAATATTTCGCCTGGTCTAGGTTTACCTTTACTACCTTCACGTAGATTCTTTCTCATTAAACCACCAATCGCTGCAGTTATTTTTGGTTTAAATGCTGTTGTATCAAAATCTTCCCACATCTCAGCTGCTTCTGCTTGTAGTCTTGCTATTTCATCAGATGCTAATCCATCTTCTATACCTTCTTCTTCGATTTGTTCTTGGGTTTGTGATAGTGATAAACCCGATGCTACAGCTGCACCTATTTTTGTTTTAGATAATGTTACTTTACCTGTTTCTTTATCCACACTACTTAATAACTTACCTGCTTTTATGTCAAACCTACCACCTTGTCCTAATATACCTTGTTCTGCTGTTGTAGTATTTAATACGTCAGTAGTACCAGGTCTTGTTTCTCCAAATAAAAAATCATCAAATTTACCACGTAATGTATCCTCACCAGCAGCTCTTAATCCTAAATAATCTCTAGCTGTTTTTATACCACCTGTTGTTCCTAATGTAGCAGGATTAAATTTACCGTATCTTAACCTACCAATACCAATACCTTGGTAAGCTTTTGGATCATACCCCTGAGCTATTCCAACATACGGTAAAGCCATCGTAGCTAAAGCTATAGGATTGATTCTACCCGATTGTTTGTAAGCTCCTGCAGCGTAAACAAGCGGTGCATATGGCCCAGCTAACGGTGCTGCAACCTGCATTATACCTGCAAGTTCTTTAGGTACTATCTTCTTAATTGCTTTACCTATTGGCCTTGTTACTTTTTTTACTAATTTTTTTAATCCCATATTATCTTCTATTTTGTTTTAGGAAACAAATCAAGACTAGGCATAATAACCTTTACATCTCGTCTTATTTCCGCCTCTGACACTCCTTTTGCCTTCCATTCATCGTCTGTTTTGTATACCTCACCTGTCTTTAAGTTAGATATAGTCGTTATAATTTTCTCTGGTTTTATTGTTTGCATTACGTTGTTACCTCTCTTGGTTCTATCTCTAGTATTGAAGCTACGACATGTAGCTCATTTGCATCGCTAGCTTGGACTTTTAGAGCTTCACTAGCCTCCATAACAAGAGGTTGTGTTAACAGCTCTGTTGTAGCATTTGAAGATATAGCTTTTGTCTTAAATAAGCTGAATATATTTGACGATGAGTCCACCAAAGTCACTGTTATATTAGCCCCTGACCCTGCATCTTCAGATACTAAAATTGATTTAACTACAGCAGTTTTAAACGACGGCACTGTATACAGTGTTGTAAGATTTGTAGTCGTTAGATCTGCTTTTTTATTTATAAAACTATTTGCCATTATGTTAAAAAGAAGTTTGAGGCTTCCATTTCATCTTTTAATTCTTGTTGATACGTTGTGTTTAATTTTTGTATTACACCGTCAAGGTCCCTTACCTGTGCATCAGCAACATCTTGTCTGTATTGTTCACTAGGTCTTGTTAATACTTGCACTATCTTTGCCATTACTTTTGCTCCTCTTCTGCTTTTTTACTTTCTAATTCTTCTAATCTTTGGTTTTGTATAGGAGTATTTAAACCAACCTCTTTTCCTGTTTGTAAAGTTGCTAGCTCTCTTTCTTCCATTGGTGATAAACTTAAAGTATCCTTAAATTTGGGCTCTTGAAGAATATTATAAACGTCTTTTATAGTTCTGCCCATTTCTATCGCAGCCATAACTTTAGGATTCTTTTTACCAAATGCATACATACCAAGATTTACTAATACGTCTCCTACATTTCTAGGAGGACCACGACGATTAAAAATATTATTTCTTTGCATCATTCTAGTATTATCGTCTTCTATATCTTCAAATGGATTTACAGGAGGTTGCTCAACTAAGCCCATGGCTTGCATCATTCTAGCATTATCATCCTCTTGATCGTCCTCACTAACACCTCCACCGCCACCAGCAGCTGAAAAAGTATCAGTAGCAGTTATACCCTGACTTGTATCTGTAAAATCAACAAAGCTCGGAATGCCCATAGCTGTCATAATACCAGAACCACCAGCAGCTTTTAACATATTTGCTTCTTTTGGATTAATGTATGCAAGAAATTCACCTGGAGGCGCCATCATTTTAGCATCATCTAATGATACACCACCCTCTGCTAATAGTTGTCTTGCTATCTGTGCTCTAGTTATTGACATTATCTTCTACCGTCCGCTTGTATATCTAATCTAAATGTGCCCAGCTTCCAATCTTGTGCTGTGCTTGTATTTTCTATTTTAAGAGCTATTGCCCTAGCTCTTGCTCGTGTGTCTACTTTAGTCGTTGACGAGCTAATTGTAAAGGGTCCTAATGACGAACTAGCCGCTGTATCATTAGAATAATTCTTTAAATTCAACGTTACCCTTGTATCACCTGTTTGAGATATGAAGTCTGGTATAAATCTTCTTATCTTCATGAGAAACTCACCATCACCTCTAATAGTCACACCTTCTTGTCTGCTCTGTGTAATATCAAAATCTCCTGATGTAATGTTTGCTGTAATAGCTGTAACCGTGCCACCCTTGACTTGATCTGTTCCTGTTTCGTGTTGATAGTATGTTGTAATACCATCTGTATTACCTTGTACATATGTAGATGAAGTAGCTGGCTCAACACCATCTGCATCATATTCCATAGCATGTGGTTTACCAAAAACAGCGGAGTCTGCCCAAGCTGTTCTAGCTAGTGTACCTACTGTCCATACAGGTCTTTGTGGCTGAGAGTCAAAATAGTTGTATGATACCATTTTATTAACAACGGCAGAGTTTGCAGTTGGATAGAACCACATAATTTCACCAAACAAATTGTTTAGTCCCGCTGATATCATTTGATTACCAGAGTCTAAATTAACATCATCATATACGAAGTCTTCTACTAAACATGGTAGTGATTGTAGTGCACCAGCATATTTAAAGAAACCGTTCTCTGACATCCAGTATGCAGCGCCATCCACTTCTACTGCTGCATTTTTACCTATAAGTCCACAGTTAGTTCCAACTTGTACGAAGGCAAATGTAAATGGTTGACCAACAAAACGCATTAAGAATAAAGCTGTATCTGTATAAACATAGATTGCATCTCTACCTCTTATAGCTCCCATGATCCGTGATCCGTCGGCCAGTCTCTGTGTACCAGCTGTATTGGTTGCTGTAGGTGTATAAGTATTAATATCTTCTTGGTCTGAGAATCTAACAAACATATCATCTTGTGTAGACTTTGTACCAATCGTTGTTTCTGTTCCAAAGAACACTAAGTGTCTGTCCGGTGTTGATACAAGCATGTGTCTTGATGCAGTTGGTGCACCAGTTATAATTGTGGCTCTAGAGGATGTTGCATCTGAAGCTGCAGAGTTCCACTCAAAACATTCACCGTCTACAATTAAACAAATAGCTTTGTCACCAAAGTTATCAATGGACCACATACCAGGGTCAACAATTAAGTCTCCTGATGCTGCCTCACCCCACGCTACGAAACTAGATGTATTTGTAATAGTTGCCCCTGCAGAGTGTGATGCTGCTGTTGTGTTTCTTACACCTCTCGTCACACCTGTAAGAGTGTTTGTAGATATACCTGTGTAAGATATTTCTTCAGTTCCTATTTGTATAAAGTTTGTACCTGATGATGGAAACTGTGATGCATCGTTTAATGTTATACTTGTTGCAGAGCTAGTTATGTCTGAAGATAATACTGTAGTAAAAGCTCCTACTTCTGTCCCGCCCCAAGATCCAAGAGACCAACCAAAACCTTGAGATTGTACATCAGGACCTACTCTAAAATAATGTTGTACTCTAATACCACCAGACTCTGTTGCACCAGATCCTGACTCTGCTGATGGCATAGTAATTGTAATTTTGTTTGAAGATGGCACAGTGGTTGCCATAAATCTTATGTCGTCAAAATCAGACGCACCAAAGTTTGAACCTGTGATAGATGAAAAGTTATCTAATAAAACAATGTCTCCAGCTTGAATATTATGATCACCGGAAAAATTTATCG